TGAGCTTTCTGTATTCGCTCGAATTCTGCATTGTTTTCTTTAATTCGTATAATTTGAGGCTTAATCTCATCAATCTTCTCCTGTGCAGACGCAAGTTTAGTCCTCTCGCCCGCAATCATAGCCTTCTCTGCAGAAACATCTATAGGTTGCTTACAGGTTGGGCATACTTCTTTCAATTGTTCTAATTTTTTCAGAGTCCGTTGAGCACCCGCTGCGGCCCCCTGTAAAGACCCCATCTCCTCTTGTAAAGAATCATAGGACTCATATTGAGTTTCTTCGTTTTCAAAAAATATTGAAGTATCTATTTGATCAAGTAGTTTCTTATACTGATTATTCGTATTTATTTTTTTATTTTTTTCCGAAATATTTTCAATTTCTACTGTGAGAGAACTCAAAACCTTTTCATCATCAGATGTGTCAATTTGTAAATCTAACATAGGTAGTATAGATGTATCACTTAATTTATTATCTTTTAACCATTTTTCTACCGTTGCTAAGTTTCCTGTAACTATAGCAGCTTTGTTAGATGCGTCTTTTGATGCATTTTTAAATACTTCAAATAAATTTACATAAGCGTCCAAGTGTAATAGGTCTATTAAAAACTTTTTCCTATTAGTATCTGTGGCAGTTAAAAACTGCAAACTAGCATTTGTATTTTGATATACTAGCTGTGAGAATGTTTTAAAATCAATACCTAATATTTCTTGTAAAGACTTATATGTATTTGTAGCAGTATGACTAGAGATATCTTCTCCGTTTTTTTCAAGCACTACTTTAATATTAGTCTTTCTATCAACTATTACGTTATAATCGTTTCCATCCTTTTCAAAATTTAAAGAAATATTATATCCTTTGTTTATGTACCTATTAGGTATATCTGCTTTTTTAATACCCTTTGAATTTTTATTGTAAAGAACTTCTTCGATAATTAATGGTATGGAAGACTTTCCCATACCATTTGTACCAATTATTTGAGTTACTGTATTGTCGTCTAAATCCAACTCGTTATTGGGGCCATAACTAAAACAGTTACTCCATTTGAGCTTTTTTAGCGTAATCATTGTATGTCCCTATTATATTACTAATTTGTGAATCTGGTATTTCAAGAATGAATCTTAAATACTCTATAAGCTCTTCTTCTAAAGTCATATCTTTATCTATAATAAGGGTGGCTTCAGAGTTTCTTTTTACTACTTTTTTATCCAATAGTTCAGAGTTTTTTACACCCGCTAGCTCTTGTATATCCCCTTCAATTTCATATATGGTATGGTGATAATCTGTGGGCACCATATCATTACTATTTGTAACCGTTTTTCGTATTAATTGCGGTAATTCAAAAGGCTCCCACATCCATTCCCAGTTTTCAGGGTTAATAAGAATGTATCCTGTTGTCACCTCATTTCTGTGAAAAGAAGTAGTCATAGGACTTCCGGGGTATACAATATTCTTTTGTGTATTACTATGGGCATGAAGATCTCCTGCAAAAACTACAGGAAAATCTTCAAACCTATCTAACTCCACTTCTGGCTTAACATGAGGAGGTATCTCCCCCCGTACATGTGTAAATAAAGGCTTAGAAGTGTCAAACTTTTCAATACTATCTTTTCTATGCAAATCTGCATAAGGAAGAACTCCAAAACCTAAATTACTATCAACATACGATATATCTACTATATGTACTAAAGGGTTTATATCTCTAGTTACCTGTTTTAATTGAGTAAAAAATGTTTTATTCTTCTTTGTAGCTTCATGGTTTCCGTCGTAAATAAGAGTTGAAATTTTTACATTTCTAATAAAAGAAAAATAAAGTTCTAACTCCTCCATGTTTGGAAGACGATCAAAAAGATCGCCTCCTATAATATGCATGCTACACTGTTTTTCAATAGAGTGGATCTGATTAAAAAACTTTGTGTACCTATTTAAAGCCCAGTCAACTGGGACATTTTTTTGTCCCAGTTTTATATGCCAGTCTGCGGTGAATAAGATCATGATACTTTGAATTCTTCTTCAATACTCTCATCCATAGCATCTTCGCTATTAGCATTATGAATTTTATCGAGCAATTCTTTTTGAGCGTCCGGAGTAGGTCGAGACATAACGTCGTCCATAGACTTCAGTTCAGCAATAGCTGTCAATTCAGCTTCGCTAAGTGCTCGAGGCTTACACTTGAGTGCTTGCAGTTGATACTCTACATTATAAGGAAGAGGTCCGGTCTTTACTCGCTTAAAACAAATGTCCCAGCCAGTTTCAGGATCAGTAGGATCGCCCAAGTCTTCAGCAGCAGTAATAATCTGCTCCCACAACTTCTTTTTAAGGTTTACTACTTTGATCTCTCCGTTATCAATGCACTGAGTAGCGTAACTCCAACCACACTTAAGGTCGGGGTAAAAATCACGAACCCAGTCTTTTTCTAAGTTATTAAAAGACTCAGTGTTTCTATCAAAAGATAGACATTCAAGAGGAATGTTTTTATCGTTCTCTCCCTTAATCCAGTAAACATAGCGAGCAAGAATGTCACCAACGATACGCATTTTGTTATCGCCGTCTTTATACTGAAAAGATGAGATTGATGATTTTTGGGCAGAGCCCTTTGATTTGTTAAATGATAATGCCATTAATGTATCTCCATTTTAGGGACTTCTTCGTATAAAAAATGAACTCTGTCATCTTCTATCATAAGTAGCCTATTATTGTTTATAATTGTTTCCGGTTCTAGGCCTGGTACTAATATCAGATCTAGAGCCGTATCTTGTGTGTTAATAAAATCTATAGCCGATCGAAAAGAGCACAGCGAAACATACTGAGCTATTTCTCGATGGTTGTACTTATAAGAGTGGTATAGAAGTATATCGGGGTGCAGCATGAAGCCAACCCCTGAAAAGTCTTTATGTGAATATTTATAAATAGGATCATTACGATTTTTGGGTACTTGTTTTTCAACAAGCATCCTAAATATTCGTACTATCTCGCGCACATTTCCATGCGACGCATTATAAATTTTCATCCAATCAAATAAGAACATATATTATACCTAAGTTTAACCTTGTTGTCAAGAACTATTTTTTTATAGCTGTTTGATTTGATATCCCTGTTTCATGTAGTGTCCCATACGTGTAGAAGCTTGTCTTCTTGCAGTATTACCCTTGAGATGTATATCAATAATCACCGGGTCTTTTTTATTTTCTTCTTTTCGTATGACACGCCCAATCAACTGGGTTAATAATGGTTCATTATTAATAGGTGTCCCTAAAATGAGGCAACTTAAGCTATTTAAGGATATGCCCTCTGAAAAAATAGCTTGAGTACCAAAAAGGATCTTCTTTTTGCCACTTGTTATAAGAGACATACGTTCTTCTCTTTCCTCATGCGATAATTCACCCGTAACACTAGTCGCTATGTCCCCCGCTAATTCGGCACAGGCTTTCATAAAGTGAACTCGATCGCTCACAACCAACACTTTATGCCCTTTTGCGGCGTAGGCCGCAGCAAGCATAGCAACTGTGTGTCGATATTCTTCATTATTAGTAAGAGCATTAACTCTGTTAGCCCAAGGAGTTTTAGCCCCGTCCATAAAACGAACATCGCTACTCAATACATGAATAGTAGGAGGCATAAAGTTTTCTTTAGGTGGTTTGAAGATTTTACTTCCAAAATAGTCTCGGAACACCACATGTTTACCGTCTTTTCTTTCTATAGTACCAGATAAGCCTAGCTTATATCTAGCATGATTACTATCAATTATCTTAGAAAACGTAGGGGAGGAGACATGATGCATTTCATCCAAAATGATTGTTCCAAAACTCTTCTGTACTTTATCAATGTTTCGGTATAAAGTTTGAGTATTCCCGATCACAATAGAAGGCTCAAGATCAAATTGACCACTGCCTACTATGCCCGGTTTAAATCCATAGACTTTTTCTACCTCTTTTGCCCATTGATTTCTTAGAGGTACAGTATGAGTAACAACAAGTGTTTTCTGCCCAAGTTTACCTGCAATAGCTAAACCTGTAAAAGTCTTTCCCCAACTTACCCATGCGTTAATTATAGCATTGTCTTCGATTTCCTCAAAAACACTTTGCTGACTCTCTCGCAAAGGGAACTTAAAGTCGGGAAAGCTTTCAGGCATTATTAATCTTTTGTCGACTATCTCGTAGTC